CATTCGCTTTACCAAAGCGCAGTGCCTTGACTTACCACCTGTCATTACCATGACGCGTGAGGTAGCTTTAACACCACAGCAAGCCAAGTACTACAACATGCTCAAAGAGCGCATGCTTGTGCTAGCCGCAGGGGAAACCATCACGGCAGTCAATGCCGCCGCTGGTGTGAGTAAGCTCTTGCAAATCAGTTGTGGAGCCGCTTACACAGACGACAAAGAAGTCGTGGAGTTTGACTCAGCGCCTAGGCTTGCGGTACTGGAGGAGATACTGGAGGAGACGGATCGCAAGGTCATCATCTTCGCTCTGTTCCGAAGCACCATCGACACCATCAGCACATACCTCACCAAGAAGGGCATTGTCAATGAGTGCATCCACGGGGATGTAACGCCTAGCAAGCGTGGGCAAACGATCAATCGCTTCCAGACTGAGGCTGACCCTAGGGTGCTGGTCATGCAACCTGCGGCATCAGCCCACGGCATCACGCTGACTGCCGCTGATACTGTGGTGTTTTACGGGCCACTCATGAGCGTGGAGCAGTACATCCAGTGCTGTGCCCGTGCTGACCGCAAGGGGCAAACTTCAGACAAAGTTACTGTGATTCACATTCAGGGTAGCGCGATTGAGAGAAAGATGTTTAGTGCGTTGGCAGGGAAAGTTAGCGATAACTTACTTCTTACCGACATGTTCGAGACTGAAATTAAATCATGAAAGGGGGTTGCAACCAATTGAATTACGTGTAAACTGTCCAACCTTAGACAATAATTAAACAGGAGAAGCAAGTGTCAGAAGACTCAGTACCGCTAGACAAACTAGCAAAAATCTACCGCAAACTGCGTGGCAAGATTGCCGACCTAACCCAAGAGTACGACACGCAAGTCGAAGTACTCAAGGCGCAACAGGACGAGATCAAGAACGCAATGAAAGACCAGATGAAAGCGCTTGGCGTTACATCTGTACGAACTCCAGAAGGCACAGTGGTGCTGTCTGTGAAGACGCGTTACTCCACGCAAGACTGGGACGAATTTAAAAAGTTCATCTTGGCTCACGAAGCCATTGAGCTTTTGGAGAAGCGCATCGCGCAGACCAACATGAAGCAGTTCTTGGACGAAAACCCCGGGGTCGTACCGCCCGGACTCAACTCAGCCTCTGAGTACGATATCTCTGTACGCAAACCAACTTAATCGGAAATACAAATGAGCAATATTGCTATGTTAAGCCCCTCAAACGTGCCGTCGTTCGCTAAGAACGCGGCTCTATCTGCAACTACTTTGGCCTTGGCCGGCGGTATTAACGCCGGTGCTGGCATGAAGCGCGTCTCTATCAAGGGCGGTGTATTCCGCTTGCTTGCTGGTGGTAAGGAGATCGCCGCGATTGACGAGCGCTTCTTAGATGTAATCGTAGTTAAAGCTGCCCCCAAGGTCAGCCGTATTTTCTACGCTGGCTCTTACGACAAGGACGCGGCGGCTGCACCCCCTGACTGCACCTCTGGTGATGGTGATAAACCCGATGCAGGCGTGAGGAATCCGCAGGCTTCTACCTGTGCGGCTTGCCCACAGAACATTGCAGGATCAGGCAACGGTAATAGCCGTGCTTGCCGCTACCAACAGCGCTTGGCCGTAGTCTTGGCTAACAACCCTGAAGGCGATGTATTACAGGTAACCCTGCCCGCTACGTCCATCTTCGGTAAAGAAGAAGGCGACAAGCGCCCACTGCAAGCCTTCGCCCGTGCTATGGCGGCTCAGACCCCACCAGTTAACTTAGATGCCATAGTGACCCGCATGAAGTTCGACACCAAGGCTGAGTCACCCAAGCTGATCTTTGCTCCTGTGCGTTGGTTGACCAATGACGAGTATGAGATTGTGCAAACACAGGGCGCGTCCAAGGATGCTGAGAAGGCTGTATCTTCTACCCCTGCCGCTGTGGATGGCGTTACTGCCCCTGCACCACTGGCTATTGAAGGCAAGCGCCCTGCGGCTAAGCCTATGGGGGAGATGATGGAAGAAGACGAAGACGCCGCGATCGCGGCTGAGCGTGCCAAAGCCGCCAAGTCTAAGAAAGCCAAGGCTGTTGAAGCAGAAGCGGAAGAGGAACCCGAAGTTCGCAAAGCCCCTGCCAAGGTTGAGGCCGCCCCAGCTAAGAAGAACAAGCTGGCCGACATCGTTGCTGATTGGGACGATGAGTAATTAAAAGTTTCGCTAGGCCGCAGTCGGCGGTTGCAGTGCGTGTGCCGGGGTTTTGAAACGTTACCTCGTCAGATACACCAAACATGCATACGACTGCGTTTCCCGTTCTGCGTGTCCTAGCGCCTTAACAAAACCACTATGGCTTACTCTCAAAAAATCATTGACGAAGTAGCAAGGACGCCCAAGTCTCTGGGCAACCAGCTTGGGCGTTGGGCGATTCATCTTGACTTCCCCGTCACGAAGATTGCCTATGCTCTCGGCGTCTCTCGACAAACTGTCTACAACTGGTTTACAGGCACGGAAGTGTTTGTGGCCTATCGTGACCGCGTCGAATTCTTAACTCACATAATGAAGACCTCTCACTCAGCAGACGAGGCATGGAGAAAAATATGTACGGAATACAACCTAGATCCCTCACCACGCAAGAGTTGATTCGCTTCGCCGAAGACTTGGTACATACCAAAGAAGGTTTGCCCAAGAACTGGCAGATGGAGCTTCTCAGCCGCCTTGCGGGTTACCCCGTCATGGAGCGCCCAACGACTAAAGATTCGCGTCAACTCGAACTCTTCTGACCGCAAGGACTCTAATGACTCCGCTTGAGTTTTTAGCGGTTGTTCTGCCGCCGCCAGAATTTGGTCGGTACTGCGTAGCAGAGCTTACAAAGAAGGAGCATGCCTTTGTGCATACTCTGGAAGAAACCACAGCGCCAATCAAACGTTGGCACGACAGTAAGTTCGATATTTACTTTGCCTTGGCTACCTTTGGCGACGATGACAACCGTCTAGCGGTGAACGCTAGGCACGTTAAATCCCTGTTCATTGACATGGATGGCTACGCATCGAAGAAAGATGCGGCACAAGCTCTCAGCGCGTTTTTAGATAAGACTGGTATGGATGCCCTAGGCAACCCCTATGTCGTTGGTTCTGGTGGCGGATTGCACTGCTACTGGCCACTGACTGAGGCTGTACCCATCGACTCTTGGAAGCCCGTGGCTGAGAACTTTAAACGCCTGTGTAGACAGGAAAACATGGCCATCGACATGACCGTGACGGCTGACGCCGCCCGTGTCTTGCGTGTGCCAGACACCACCAACTTTAAGAAGAAGTACGCAACGCCGCGCCCTGTGCGCATACTGACTGAAGGCGATTTGTTTAGCTTCGAGGGGCTGGCTTCTCTCATCAGAGAAAAACTGACAGGCTCAGTATATGAGCCTGTGGCTATGCCCGCACTTGACTTGCCCGGACAGCGCCCAACCAAGGCAACGCCCTCGGCTACGACAGTTAAGCTGTACGAGAACAGCATCACCAAGTTCAAACCGATCTGGCTTGCTACGCAGAATGACCGCGGTTGTGGTCAGTTGGCCAACTACGTGGAGCATGCCGCCGAGGACGGCATGGAGCCGATCTGGAGGGGACTGCTGTCGTGGACGAAGGTCTGTGAGGATGGCAATAAGGCGGCGGTGTGGCTCAGCAAGATGCACCCGTATGAGCCTGAGCGCATGAATCAAAAGCTTCAGAGCATCAAAGGCCCATACCCCTGCACCAAGATGGACTCCGAGAACCCCGGTATATGCCCATCATGTACACACTGGGGCAAGATTACCAACCCACTGATCTTAGGTCGTGAGTTGGCTGTCGAGGTCGAGGAGAAAGAAATTGAGGTAAAGCTTTCGAGTGATAGCAATGTCACTGCGACTGAAACCATCAAGGTGATGCGCCCAACACCGCCACGCGGCTACTCCTATGGAGCCAACGGCGGCACGTTCATGGAACGCACGGTAGAGAATGACGAGGGTGTTAAGTCCAAGAAGCAAGTCATGCTACTGCCTTACGAACTGTTTGTTGTTGACATTCTCAACAGCAACGGGGATCACACAGTGCACATGATCGCTCTCAAGCCTGATGGTGCAGTGAACGTAACCATGCCTCAAAAGGCGGTGGTTAGCAAAGACGAAACGGTGAAGGCGCTAGCAAACCAAAATATTGTGGCTGCTTTTGGCGCTAACAATGACAAAAACCTATTTGAATATGTGAGGGCATCCGTGGAAGAAGCAAGCACAAGCAGACCTGCTATAAAGGTTCCTGACAGCTACGGCTGGCAGGCAGACAACACTTACGTATACGCAGGGCGTATCTTCAGTAAGGGTAAACCCCCAGTCAAGGTTCCAATGCCGGGTCTGGAGAACATCACAGTAAACACCGAACCCAAGGGAACCATTGAGGCTTGGCGTGACTTCATGAACAT